AGCACCATCAAGGCGGCTATGGAATCGGTTAACCGAAACGAGGTTACCTTCCGCCAGTGGACTATGGCTGATGCAAACTTTAAGGAGCGAGCAGACAAAGCCAGACTCTCAGGTAAAGGGGTCAAGGCTGACCTAGCCAACCTGAAGGATATTTCCTTTGAACAGTTCTCAGAAGAGTTCCTAGACACCAAGTTGTTCCCCCACCAACTCGATTGGATTGACCTAGTTGAGGGTCGGGAGCCAAGGTGGCTACACCCCGCTATGACCTTTGAGCAAGGGGCGCATAACCGAGTTCTAATTAACGTACCCCCTGAGCACGCCAAGTCGACTGTGCTGACGATTAACTACGTTACCTACCGAATCGCCACAAACCCGAACATTCGCATTATCCTGGTCTCAAAGACCCAGGGTATGGCTCGTAAATTCCTTTCAGCCATCAAGACCAGATTAAGCCATCCGTCCTGGATTAAACTCCAAACGGCTTTCGGTCCTAATGGTGGCTATAAGGCGGACTCGCCTACGTGGTCCGCCGATATGATTTATCTAGGCTCAGGTCGAGACTCTGGAGAAAAAGACCCTACGGTACAAGCCCTAGGCTTTGGTTCTCAAATTTACGGAGCACGTGCCGACCTGATTATCCTAGACGATGTCGTGATGAACTCCAATGCCCACGAGTGGGAGAAGCAAATTGAATGGCTTCAAAAAGAAGTAATCACGCGTTTGGGACGACACGGGAAACTACTAATCGTAGGGACCCGTGTTGCTCCTGTAGATTTATACAAACAGATACGGGACGGCTCTAACTGGACTGGTGGGAAATCGCCATTCACTTATATGGCTATGCCAGCGGTCCTCGAGTTTGATGAGAAGCCTGCCAACTGGAAAACGTTGTGGGCAAAGACAGACCGCCCTGAGGGCGAGAATGATGAACCTGATGAACAAGGACTATACCCAAAGTGGGACGGAGGCGCTCTCTTCACTAGAAGAAGCGAGGTTGCCCCTTCTGTCTGGGCTATGGTCTATCAGCAAGAAGATGTCGTCGAAGACGCAATCTTTCCGCCAGCAGCAGTTGCAGGATGTGTCAACGGTATGCGAAAGCGCGGACCGCTTAGAGCAGGTACTGCAGGTCATCCACGACAAATCGAGGGCTATACCATTATAGGTCTTGACCCTGCTATGACGGGTAACACCGCAGCAGTGGTTGCAACTTACAACAAGGTCGATGGAATGATTTACATTCTCGACTGCGTAAATATGACCGACCCAACTCCAATGAAGATTAGATACTTAATCGAGGACTGGGTACAAAAGTACAAACCACAAGAATTACGAATTGAAATTAACGCTCACCAGAAAGCCTACGCCCTAGATGACGACTTGCGAAACTGGCTGTCAATGTACGGCTGCCAACTCAACTCTCACTTCACTGGTAAAAATAAGTGGGATACTAACTTTGGTGTGGCTTCTATGGCAGGTTTGTTCGGCTCTCTTAGAGATGGAAGATTCCAGGATAATAATTTAATAGAACTACCTAGCAACGAGGGCTCAGAAGGTCTTAAGGCGCTAGTACAACAACTGATAACTTGGAAGCCCGATACCAGAAACGCAACTGACTGCGTGATGGCTTTGTGGTTTGCAGTCATTCGCATTAGAGAAATGATGCAAAGCGGAACTCAGCAACAACGCTGGGTGCAAAACCGTTGGGCAACCAGAGCACAATCTCAACGCAGGATGTCAATCAATCTTGATGAAGCCATTGCAGAACAATGGCAACAGACATACGGATAGGAAACTATGGCACTTTCAATCGAACAGGTAGCGGCTCGCGTCGAATCGTTGCGCTACCGCGCTGTGGACAGGGATGCCCGCAACCTTGACGTACTTGCTGTCCGCAAAGGTCAGATTGCATCTGTCTATCCTGATTTCTTTCCAGATGGGGTAGATGCCAATGTCGTTGCAAATTTTGTGGATATTGTTGCGCGAGACCTATCAGAGGTTATGGCACCACTACCAGCGGTCAACTGCTCAGCAGCGAATCAAGTTTCTGACCGCGCTCGTAAGTTTGCTGATACACGTACTCGCATTGCCTCTAACTATCTTTCTCACTCAGATTTATCTGTACAGATGTACCAAGGAGCGGACTGGTACTTAACATATGGATTCCTCCCGTTCGTAATTGAACTGGATGAAGAAGCAAAACTGCCACGCATACGCCTAGAAAACCCAATAGGTGCTTACCCTGAGTTTGACCGCTACGGACGTTGCACGGCATTTGCAAAACGCTACTCGATGACACTTGGCGAACTTGTTGCTATGTTCCCTGAACTAGAGATTGAACTTCTTGGACCACTACGGTACGAGCAAGATTTGACTCAACAGGTTGAGATGGTTCGCTATTATGACGAAGACCAATCAATAATCTATCTACCAGATAAAAATAATTTAGTTCTTTCAAAGGCAAAGAATCCGCTGGGCAAGATGATGATTGTTGTCGCACGTAAGCCATCTGTTGATGGCGAAATGCGTGGTCAGTTCGATGACATCATTGGTATTCAGTTGCTACGCAACCGCTTTGCTTTGCTTGCAATGGAGGCAGCAGAAAAATCTGTACAGGCTCCAATCGTTCTTCCTTCCGATGTGCAAGAACTACAACTTGGTGGAGATGCGGTTATCCGTACAAACTCTCCAGCGGGCGTTCGTCGTGTTGAACTAACAATCCCTGCTGGCGCATTCACCGAGCAGACTCTACTGAATCAAGAAATGCGAGTAGGTGCTCGTTACCCTGAAGGACGTACAGGTAACATTGATGCCTCTATCGTCACAGGACAAGGCGTACAGGCTCTTATGGGTGCCTTCGATACCCAAGTCAAGAGCGCTCAAGCAATCTTTGCTAGCGCACTTCGTGACGTAATTCAGATTTGCTTTATGGTAGATGAACTAATTTTCCCTAAAGAGAAAACAATTCGTGGTGTGGACGCAGGTTCACCTTACGAAATTACCTATAACCCTCGCAAAGATATTAAGGGTGACTACTCAGCAGATGTTCGTTATGGAATGCTTGCAGGTCTTAACCCAGCACAAGGTCTTATCTTTATGCTACAGGCTTTAGGTGGAGGACTTATCTCCAAAGATTTAGCAATGCGTGAACTTCCATTCACAGTAAACGTAACTCAAGAACTTGAAAAGATTGAAATCGAGAATATGCGTACCGCTCTTCTTGGTTCACTAACACAGTACACACAAGCAATTCCAGCAATGGCAACTGAAGGACAAGATGCCTCTGAAGTTGTACGTAAGGTTGCTGCAGTTATCAAGGCTCGCCAAAAGGGACAGGCGCTTGAGGATGCGATTGAGGAAGTCTTCGCTCCTGCAGAACAGGTTCCTCCTGCTGGTGCCCCAATGGTTGAGCAACCGTCCCCTGCTCCCGAAGCACTGGCAGGAGGCGCTCTTACCTCACCTGGAGAACAGCAAGGTGGAGCACCAGACATTATGAGTTTGCTTTCAGGTCTATCTGGAGGCGGAGAACCAACAGCAAGCGTAAGAACTATTCGACGACGATAATTTAGGAGGGGACAATGACAACGATTATCGGTATTGAATATGATTCTAAAAGCATATTGGTTGCTGATAGTAGAGTCATTGACGATTCAGGTCGAGTATACGCTCACAAGGTAATGAAGAAGATTGCTAAACGTGGTCCAGTATTAGTCGCAGGAGCAGGAGAAGTAGTTCCTTGTGACATAGCCCAGAACATTTGGAACCCACCACAGTTTACTCAGAAGGATAAAAAAGACCCATATCGCTATATGATTGTTAAGGCGATGCCTTCGCTTCGCAAATGCTTAACTGACAACGGTTATTCATTTGATGATGACAAGAAAGATGGAATGAGATTCCAGTTCTTAATGGCAGTGGGCGGAGAACTCTTTGATATTGACGAAGACCTGTCAGTTATGAAGAGCGAAGATAATATTTACGCGATTGGTTCTGGAGGACCTTTCGCATTAGGCGCACTACACGCAGGAGCCGAGCCATTAGTGGCTATGGAAATCGCGTCCAAAGTTAGTGCTTACTCTTCACCACCGTTCTATACAGAAGAACAATACAAATGAGCAAGTTCAATGATGCCGTAGAAAAGGCACTAAGAATACTTGCTGAAGAACTAGAAGATTCAGAGAGCCAAATCTGCACAGGATGGGTTCTCGTTAGCGAGTGGTCTGACTATGAAGGCACTCGATACTTAATGACAGATGTAAGCGACAATATGAATCCTTGGCTTGCCAAGGGAATGCTATTGAGCGCTGAAGAATACTCATACACACCAGAGGAGAAATAATGGCTAGAGGCGGAATGCGACCAACTGCACCGCAGAATAATCCTGCCAACGTATCAGCCACTGGTGGCAATGG